GGGTGTCGTCCAGGGTGATCATCTGGCCATTCTTCAGCTTGTGCTCCTCCAGGTACAGATTCATGCGCTTGGTGACATCCGCGCGGGAAATGCGGTCCTCGGGGCCCAGCTTCAGGAAACCGCGCAGCTCGGGGGAAATCTGAAGGGGCTTCTTGAACCCGTTATTCTCAGAACGGGCCTTTGCCTTCTCGCCGGTGGGGTCCTCAATGTGCGCCTTGATCTTGCGCAGGTCCTTGCGAATAGCCTTCAGCTCCTTGTCGAGGGTCTCGAGGGTAACAGTGGTGGCAGCCATCTCTACTCTACCTAAGACCTAGGTCTTTAAGCCGATGTAGAGGGCGAAAACTAGTACCATGAGCAAACTTAGAGCAAGTTTCAAAGCAACCTCTTTAACCTTTTCTGTCCCGTCGTCCACGGGTTTGAAAGGCGACTCCGTCTTTTGTGTTGATTCGCCGCTTGTTGGTAAATTTACATTGAATCCAGGGGGGAGAGTTCCTCCGAAAGTTTGGCGAAACTCGACATCCATCCGAGGTTGGTGTCCTGGTTTTGTTCCGCAGTTTGGCTGGCAGCAGCCTTGATCACAGGGGTACACAAGTCCGTTGTCTTTTGAAACATATGCACAAATTGGGTTGTTTGGGTCCATGGGGTCTGTGAGGCACCCACAACCTTGGGTTATAAATCTGACACTACAGTCTGCGCTCATCTGATATAAAGAAACAAAATTTATAAAGTATAGAATGGAGTACGCAACCCCCCAGAAGCTTCCAGACGGTCGTTACTTTTTGAAGATTACAGGTCAGCGCAAGCAGTTTAATGATGTTACACTTCAGGATGACCTGACAACCAAGAATCTGAATTTGAAGATTAAGGATGATCAGGTGGATTTTTTCAAGGGTATTGATGAGGAGGTGCTTACTCAGGCGAAGCAGTCCAAGGTGGAGTGGTTTGGCAAGGAGCTTTCTGACGAGACTATTCAGAATGCGTACCAGGAGAGCATCACAGACGGTGTTGTTGGTGCTTCCCTGGCGACTGTGAAGGGTGAGTTTATTACCCGGGCTTTTGACCGCCAGCGCAATCCAATTGAGCTTGGCACGGTCAAGAAGGACACCCAGTGCGACATTGTGCTTGAGTTGTCAGGCCTGTGGTTCCTGAAAAAGTCCTTTGGTCCTATTTGGCGGGTCCTCCAAGTCCGTGTGAGGGGGTCACCCAAGGCGCCCGAGTTTGCAAAGGAGTACCTTTTCGAGGATGATCCAGCAGACGACGACCCAGCAGATTATTTGGACTAGACCAAAGGTCTTGAAAAAATATCGTCATTTAATATAAATGGACCGCAAGAATCTTGTCATCCTGCTTCTGGCGGCAGTGGTTCTTTTTCTGATATTGTCTCCTCGTGCAAGTGGGTACGGTGTTAGCTCTTCCAATATGTCTGGTATTACAGGTGCCAACCTTGGCAACACTCTGTACCAGGCCAACTCTGGATATGACGCCACAAGCAGTGGCGCTATGTCTACCCAGGGCAACCAGACTCTGGGCGACATGAGTAGTGCAGATGTTGAGCCACAGTACGGCGGGACAGACTCTGTGACTGCAGCAAGCCTGATTCCCCGGGAGGTGGTTCAGACCGAGGATTTCGGCCAGTTCAGCCCAGACAAGATCCTGACCAACCAGAACTACCTGGACCCACGCAGCCAGATTGGTTACCCAGAGACCATCGGCGGTGTCCTGCGCAACGCCAACCGCGACTTCCGCTCCGAGCCAATCAACCCACGCAACCCAGTGTCCATATTCAACCTCAGCACAATCCCGCCAGACACCATGAGACCCAAGTTTGAGATTGGCGCAGCCTACTAGGAACTCAGAGTCCGCGTGTTAACCAATTAAAAAATAGAATTAAAAACAGTATATGGCGACTGACGACCGATTCAAGCAGGCGATGACTGAATGGGTTGGAATAAAGAGCCAACTTGCATCAGTTCGCAAAGATCTCACCGTGCTGAACAAGCGCGAAAAGGAACTTCGCGAATTTGTTACTACCCAGATGATCCACCTTGAGATTGACGCCGTCAAGGTGAAGGAAAAGATTAAAGTGAATTTAAAAACAAAAAACACCAGAGGGAGCATCACCAAGGATGTCATCCTGACTGGCCTCAAAAACTACTTTCACGGGGACGAGGAAAAGGCTGCCGAGGTTTTCAAGTACATCCAGGAGGCTGCCCCGATGAAGAAAAAGAGCACCGTCAGCATCTCAGGGCTTAAGGACCTGAGCACCTGAGTACTTAAGGACAAAAAAAGATGGGTGTAAACGACGAGTACTCTCGCGACGCCTATGACTACGAGCTCGCATACGACTCGGACGAGTCTGTAAACAGCCCAGAACCCCTACACCCAGAAGATTGGGAAGTTTGGTACTCCGAACAACTTCTGGATGCATGGATGACCATCAGAGAATATGCAGACAACAACTACCTAGAAGTCCCAGTCACCTACAACCACTTTGTAGATTTCGTCATGAATAGCAACCAGTTTTACACGGAGGAGACCCCGGCCCCCCTCACCCTAATGATGTGGGAAGCAATCAGAAACATCCAAGTCATCCAAGAAAACACAAGTCTTCAAAACTTTACAGGGTGGTCAAACCAATTTTTGTATAGATTAATTAATAATGATTGACATTACTGGTCAGAAGGTTATTGTCCCTGCCATTCTTTTTGCTGCGCTCAGTCTCCCCTATTTCCAATTTAAGGATCAAAAGATGACTGTGTTGATACACGCAGTTGTACTTGGTCTCCTGTACTTTGTCATTTCTAAATTCATAATCAAAATTACAACAACAAAGGCTGACTTGGTTGTTCCAGCAATTTTGTTTTTAATTTTGACACCAGGTGTACTCCTCACACTCCCCCCTCGTGGTGAAATGCCAGTGGTTATCGCTGTTCACACATTTGTGTTTGCAATTGTGTTTGCCACTCTTCGATCCGTGTTTCCACAGTACTATTAAATTAAAAACTGAAATTAGATGAAAAACCTTGCCATAGGTCCAGGGGCTATGGGGTTGTTTGTGTTTATGGGGTCTATGCACAGGCTGCACGAGACTGGACACTTGAAGGATCTAGAAGAGATTTCAGGGGCGAGCGCAGGCAGCCTCTTGGGTTTCTTCTACTTGCTTGCAAAAAGGGACATTGTAAAAGTCCTGGACTATTCCCTGAAAACCCCAATTAAACAAATTATGAAGCCGAATATAAAGAGTTTTTTTAGGGACTTTGGGGCTGTCCCCGTGTCGAAGGTTCGTAAGGTTCTGTCCGAGGCCTGTCTTGAATTTACATCTAAAAATGAAATTACCTTTGAGGAGTTGTATAGGTTGTGTCCCATCAAGCTTCACATAGCCGCCTTTTGTGTTGATCTGAAGCGTACAGACTATTTCAGTGTGGACAAGACCCCCACGATGAGTGTCCTTGACGCAGTCTGTATGTCCATCGCTGTTCCCTTTTTGTTTTCTGTTTCTAAATTCAACGGGTGGCACTATGCGGATGGGGGTGTTGCGGAGGCCCTCCCCTGCGCCCCATTCATGGGAAAACCAAAGGAGGATATCCTCGCGCTTGAACTCGAATTCTCAAACAAAAAGCAAGACATCAAGGACATCAAGCAGTATGGCCTTGAGGTGATGTACACCATACTCCATATGAGGTCTAGATATGAAGTTCCAATTTTAAACATAAATATGGGGGACATGAATATGTTTGATTTCACAATGAATAGTGAGATGAAGATTCGGTTGTTTATGATGGGACAGAGTCAGGCTGTAAAATTTTCTTCTGTAATTTAAAACTGAAATGCGTGCCATTATGCGATCTGGTTACACACAGACTCGAAAGCGCAAGGTGATTACTGCTAAGCGCGGTGGCAAGACCATCCGGTATGTGCGTTCTGCGGGTAAGACTTATGTGCGTCCAACACCTCTCAAGGATGTGGGTGCGGCCGGCAAGGGTCCCAAGCTGATTGGTCCTTTAAAGCACGGTATGTTGACCAAGTTTCACTACCACCCGGTGGAGGGCCCCACATTCAGGAGAAAGGCTCTTACCAAGGCGATCAAAAAGGGCGGGGAAAACCCACTCGCAGTGATGCGCAGACTCATCGCAGTCAGCACATTCACCAAGAGGACACTCCCAAGAGCATCAAAAATCTACAGACAGGACTTTGACTGGGTCAGAAGAATGTTTTTCAAACCAAAGAAAGCAATGAAACAAGACCACGAGCACATGACTGCAATCAAAAAGTTGATGTAAGTCGTTTCAAAATCTGAGCCTTCTCTCGTGGTGGAATACCTCTAACATTCCCTGTTACAACATTCATAGCTGTTCTGTGGTTGAACCCAAGAGCTCTTGTCCTAAAATAGTACTCGACCCTTTCTTTATTCCTAGTGTTAAAGATTAAATTACTAAACTCACGGGCGTTATCATTCGTTAGGTTACGATACATCTTGTTAGCATTTGCGTGACTCAGTTTAAAACCTTTCCTTGCAACATAGTAAAAGAAAGCCTTATTTTTTGTTCCTTTTGAAATTTCGGTTGCATTGTTATGGTTTATTCCTTGGTCTGTGAGAAACTTATATATCTTTTCTGAACTCATCTTACTTAAAACGGAGAAAATAGGTGAGAGTAATGGCGGAGGATGTCCGCAGTATGGCTCAGAGTATCTGGTCTGCCCTAGGTCCTGGATACTCTGAGCGTGTGTACCACAACGCATTTGAAGTTGAACTTAGAAAGAGAAACATACCATACGAGACGGAGAGAATCATCCCTGTAAATTACGATGGACACAATGTGGGGAATGTCCGGTCGGACCTCATCATTGATCACAAAATTGTGATTGAAATCAAGGCGGTATCCAGGATGACTGAACAATTTCGAATTCAAATTCAAAAATACATGGAGTTGACCAATTGTAAAGAGGGGTACCTGATTAACTTTCCAACAGACAAGTCAATTGTAGAAGTTGAGTATATTAGTTGAGCCGAAGGCTCGAGTATTCCGAGCGAAGCTTGAATAGAAGCTTCGCGTCCCCAAGTACTTCGTACTTGATTATTAGACCGTTTTCCAGAATTCCCATTTGAGTTCCTCGCAAATTTTCTTCCAGATTTCATCTTGTGCGTACAATTTCTCTTTTGATTTCAAGAGAGGGAAGCAGGGCAGGTAGTCATCCTCACCAAGGAGTTCGCAAAACTTGTAGAGTACATACGAGTACGACAAAAAATTTTTCCTCTTTTCCGGTTTATGTTTTTCAAAAGGTTTTTGAATTTGGTGGAACATAAGTCTGAGTTTGTCTTCGAGGGGTTGGGGCATAGTCGGCGGTTGAATTCCGTTTAGAATTGTGGTGATGTAGGGGACGTGCTCATAGTACTTGGATTTGTCGAGCTTCTTGAGGAGGGTCTTGACCTTTTCGTGTGTAATTTCAGAAAGATCCTTAATCTTTTGTTTCTTAAATTCATTCCTCAAAAGAGACACAACCTCTTCGGGAACATTTGTCGATTCTTTTGCTTGAAACTGGGAGACCCACTCGTTAAAGTGGTTTTCTCGTTTGTACGAGTACACTATGTTCTTTTCCATCTCTTGCTCCTCCTTGAACCCAACCTCTTCACCGAGGTAATACTCCGTGTACCCACACTCCTTACAAACCCTGTCACTCGTAATCTCGTCAAGAATAAACGAGTACTCGGATTTGCAGTTTTTGCAAGGTAAAAGATCGGGATCTGCAATTTTTATATCAGAATCGTGCTCATCCTCAACCTCCGTCAAGTACCTTTTGAAAATGTCCTTCCTCCGGACACCTTTCTTCGAAGTCACTTTCAGTCCAAGCACAGTCTTGGTCTGAACGGCAGGTGTCTCCGCGTCAATCTGAGAATACTCCCTCAATATAGGAACGGTATCCAACAGATACTCATACAACTCCTCCTCACTCCTACAAGACTTTATCTTTTCCGCATACCGAGCCTCCATGGAATTTATAGATAATTTTTTTTTATTTAACTCTCATTATCGTCAATTTTAGCAGCTAAATAAAACTTCAAATCCCCCAGGTTTGCAATTGTATATCTAAAAATAATTGGCATTTCTTGTGAGTGTGAATTTTGCATAATTTGCACGCTTGAGCACATGCTTGTCGCTCTTGTGTACATGTTGATGTACTTGAGGCTATACGAGTTGCCTACTCTGGGTGTCATCTCGGGGTATTCTATTTTTGTAATTTGGTCTGCGAAATCTCCCTGGCAGCTCAGTTCGAGAATGTTAGAGTCTCTTATGATATTCATATCCGAAGACAGATTCCCCATGTCCCTTGAAATCTTCTGAAAATCAACAGATGGGAGTGTCGTGATGACATCCATCTCAATGTCAGGGACTTCCAACTCATCCTCGTTTATGTCCAACAACTTCAACTTGAAAGCAGTAAATGACTTTTTCGCCGAATTTTCAATTTTAATTTGCATGTAATCCCTCCCCTCAATGTCAATTGTGAGCGTGTCTTGGGAAGTCACCGACTTGAGGAGTTTAAACATATTAGCCATATTCATCCCCGCAACTATCTTTCCAGGGCACTCGTACTCTTCAAAGTTTTCCGCCATAAGGTGCATGTGCACAAGAGTCACATGAGCAGTATCAATCGTGAGAATTCGTACACCTTCATCTGTAAAGTACACATTCACATCATTGATGATATCTTTTAAAACTTCAAATACAGCTTTAAAAGCGGAGGCTTGTATGGTTTTAAGATGCATATAAAACACATGTTACAATACTTTAAGTTATTTCATTGAACTTCTTTTTTGGTAAGCAGTTGAAGGGTTTTCGTTTATTCTCGCCTCGAGTTCGGGGGTCAAGTGGGGTTGGAGACTTGACCCGTATCTTTCAAGGTTGAACACATTGTCAGAAGTGTCTGAGCCGTCTAAATTAAAAGAGAAATTGGAGTTGTCAAAAAACTCTACATCGGAAGGTACCATAGATTCGAGCCAAGCTTTGACTTCAGAACCCACCATCATTTTACCTTCGTTTGTGACTAGGGTTGGGACTCTTGTTATCTTTTTGGACGGGACACCCTGGTCTACAATGTTCCAGAATCTTATGATTGGTTGGAGCGATGGTTCCCTTTCGATGTACTTGAGTACATCCTGGCAGTATTGGCACCTGTCTGAGTAGACGAGGAGTGCCATCTATTATTATGGGGTGAAGTTTCTACTGGAGGTTAGCGCGCATTTCTTTTCGTACCTACAGTATATGGAGAGCTTGATATGGATCCTCCTTGTGGTGGCTCTCTTTTTGCTTTTTTTCTGGAAGCCCCAAGAGGCGTATGACATGGCTTCTGACCAGAAGCAGGGCGTGTCCCCTGACATTATCCAGGCAATCATAGAGGCTGTCCAAAAACAGAGCCCAGATGAAGTCCCCCTCGAGACCCTCTTCATAAACATGACAGGCCCAGACACATTCTCCTCGAGATTTATGTTTTTCAACACCCAAGGCTACTTTGGCACCCAGTATGATGTGCAAGCCAAAGTCGGCGCCGAGGGATCCGTCCAGATCCTGAACATGAGCACATCTGCCCAGGTTGACAAGTACGACGCCGGTTTTACCCCATTCAAACCAGATAGCTACACAGACTACTCAGACATTACCAAAACATCAGAGGCAAAACTCCAGTCTGAACTCACCAACTTTAGAAAAGTCCAACTAGATTCAAACAACAACACAGATGTATTTGCAACCAAAAATGTGGCAAGCAAGTACAACCAAAACATAGAGTCTGACAAGGGTATGCAGAAATTCTTCGCAACCGAGCCCCAAACTTCATTCACAAACCAAGCAACTGCATCCTCCTATGTTCCAGGGCCGTCCCCTGCTCGGGCTGGCGGCATTCTCGCGCCAGGTGCAAAGGTATTTAATATGCAGTAAATGTTAGATGGCTTCAATAGTCTCCGTCAAGGATCTCGCCGAAAAGGACAAGATCCGGAGAAACATCAAAAAAGAAATATACAGAAGCATTCTGGGCCAATTTTCTCGTAAAATTGCGGCTCGGTTTGACCTCGGCGACAAAAAGACAGTCCTTACTGTTCCTCCTTTTGTCGTTGGGTTTCCCAAGTATGACTTGGCAGAGGCGGTGCGCTACATCGGAAGACAACTCGCACGCCTCGGATACAGGGTGAATATGGTGGCACCAACAAGTTACGAAGTCTCATGGGAAAAACTAAAACAAAACGAACCAATCACAGAGGAACTCGTAGAACCCGAGTTTGAATTCCCAAGCCTCATGAATCTCAAAAAGACAGCCGAGAAATATTCTAGGAAATAGTAATGAATAGGAATAAACGAGTTACAATCACTCGTGAAATTAATTTATTTAATAGATTTCTCGACCCACATTTGTACATTCGTGCACATCGGTCAGAAGAAATTTTGATTGTAAATTACTATTATGGTGAAAAAAGTGTTGCTACACAGAGTTGTATGCTGGACGGTAATGAGATATATTTAGAAAATGGTAGAACGAATATGAATTATCGGCGTCAAGGGTTTGGTACACAGATTCGGGCTATTATTCTTTGGTGTGCAAAAAGAGCAGGGTACAAAACAGCATACCAAACATCAATGTTTATGTACAACTCAAACAAATCGAGACCCAGGCCCCCGAGCGCATACATAATGAATAAACTTGGATTTAAAACGGTTCCTCCAACAGTAGTACTCAACAATATGAATAATAACGGAACTGAGCACAGGGTTTTAAATTTGAGGAGGGGTATTCCGGGGGTGAATGCTGTTGTTCGGCAAGTTATGCGTTAAAGATATGGCGTGTCTGTTATGTAATGGCTGACTGTAACGAGGAGATTATCTCTCTCATCAGGCTGCGTATGGAAAAGGGTCGCAAAGAGTACGGGCACGGCATCGTCCAAAACTCAGGATACGATTGGCTCAAAGAGGCTTTGGAGGAGGCACTAGACTTGTCAGTGTACCTTTCTGCGAAATTGATTGAAATCAAAAATGCTAGTAATTATAATGGACATACTTGAGGGTTCAGAGCGTCGATTCACCAAGAAACTTTGTGACTCGATGATTCCCTCCATGATTGAGACGTACTGGGAGATTTGGCTCGAGGCGAAAAAAGAGTCCAAGGGGAAAAACACCACACTCGTATTCCAGGAACTCTTACGAAATATAAAAACATGGAACAGCTCTATAAGTTTAAAGCACGCGGATAAAATTAAAAACTCGAATCCTTTGTTCCAGAACTTTCTGGCGGCTGTGTTTATATGTCACGTGAAGATTTTGATGAATGGTATACGGATGGATAAAAAGCCGAAAAAGGTGGGTCTGAAGCTTCCCCCGCACGATGTGTTTGTTCAGCGGTGTTACGAGGCGTGTGGCGAGGACCTGTACTACCGCCCGACAATCATCACTGACCCCTCAAAGACGGATGATGACAGGAAGAAAGAGTTGACAGACCGATTTGCATGTAAAATTCAAAATGTGATTGAGGAGCTTATTCCGTGGGACACTATTGTGGGTGACCTCAAGCAGGATGCGAGCTTCGACGAGAGCGACCCCGCTGAGCCCGAGGATGCAGATGAGGATCTCGGTGAACCTGTGGAGGAACCAGACTCGTCAGAACCCCCGCAAGACAGCGGAGACCTCCAAGACATTGCAAACGACTCCGGACCATCAAACTCTACAGAACCAGTCGCGGAAACTCCAAACGGATCCACCACATACGCAGTCACACCCTCCCTCAAACCACCCACAGTCACAAAACTCAACGAATCGGGTGAGTCACTCTTTGACGACGCTCGTGAAAAATAATTCCAATACTAATTTCCGATTATAATTAATAATGGACAAGTACTTTCGTGAACCTCTGAGTGCCGCAGCAATTGCCGCCGCCATCACAGCAGGGTATGTGTTTGCCAAGGCAAAGATGAATGGCGAGGGGAAGCTCAAGAATTCAGAGATGATGAAACCTGCATTTTTGGTTGGTCTTTTGGTTTACTTTATTATTTCCCAGGGTGTTGGTCAGGGGGACGCCGTCTCAAAAGATCCATACTAACTAGTAGGATGTACTATGTAATTCACATTTCAAAAGGAAATTCAGAAAGGAAAAGGAACATAGTGTGTATGTCTAAAAAGATTGGTCAGCACATACACATATTCGAGGGGACTGTTGGTGGGGTCAGTGGGTGTTACCACAGTCACATGAATTTGATTTCAAAATTGCAAAACAGGGAGGGGTACTCGGTCGTCTTGGAGGATGATTTCCTCTCTCCTGCCAATTTCCATTCTAAAATCAAAAAGGTGATTGAGAGTCTGGGTGACACCCCGTTCGACATGGTCTACCTAGGGAATCTGGATGGTAACCACGGAACACACTACAAAGACGACATCTACAGGGTGGACAAGAAAAGACTCCTCACTGGAACACATGCATATATAGTAAATAATAGGAGTTGTAAAAAAATATCAATTTTGTTGAAAAAAAGGATGAAACATCCGGTGGATATTGAAATTCACAATTTGATGAAAGAGGACTTTATAAAAGGATATGTTCTTTGGCCTTCTATTGTTTTTCAGCAACCACGAAAGTTAAAGAGTACGATTTCAAGTATATAAATGGCATCGAATAGTGCGTTTAACAACATGCTTGGCTCATTTTATGATGACCTTCTTGCGGTGTACCCCGACAACAAGGTTATTAAAGCAGCGAGCGAGAAACCCAGGACAAAGGCGGTTATGGATCGTTTTATGAAAAGCACGAGTTCCCGTGCTCATTTGCTGAATGAGCGAAATCCAGGTTTCTTTTCCGAGAAGAATAAGTTTATGAAGGATATTGGGGTTTCTGATGTGTGGGGCACGATGAGTGAAAACAACAAGAATGCAGTTTGGTCTCATGTGCAGAATATGTATATGCTCGGCACGTCCATCAGTATGTTGCCTCCGGAGATGCTTGCAATGGTCGAGGGCACAGCCGAGAAGTTTGCCAAGGAGATGACCGAGGGCGGCGAGCTCGACGAGGCAAAGCTTATGAGCAGTATGCAGAAGATGATGGCCCAGATGCTCCAAGGAAACGGAGGACTCCCAAAGCTAAATTAATTTAATAGGATATACTAATATGGACCCAAAAGACATTTTTAATCCAGACCAGCTCTTGAACTTTTGGCCCTCGTCATCTCAGTCAGTCAAGGAGCGCACATCAGCCACAGCTCGTTTTATAATATACGCAAGTGTGATTGTATATTTGATTAATAGAGATACGCGTGTTTTGGCTCTCGGGGGTCTCGTCCTGGCAATACTGTACTATATGACAATAACGAATATGATTAAGGATTCTAAAGTGCGTCCTTCGTACGGGGATGCTCGTGCGGCTGGTCCTCTCCGGGGGAATGTGACTATGCCTTCACTTGACAACCCCATGGGGAATGTGTTGATGACGGATTATGTTGACCAGCCCGACAGGCCAGCTGCGGCTTGGTATCCAAGTGTTCGCACGGAGGTTCAGCAGGAGTGGAGCCAGATTCACCCGTTTGAGCGGAGACGCGACGCCGAGCGCAACTTCTACACCACTGCAAACACAACAATTCCAAATGACCAGACGGGGTTTGCACAGGCCTGCCACGGGAAGCCGTTTTCTCCATTCTGTAAGGACCAGGGTGGAGAGGCTTGCGACATTGACAGCAGCCGGTTCCACTTCCCCGAGCGCCCCCAAATGAGAGGAGGTAACGGGAGGTAAATAATACCAGCTTCGCTAAGAAGAGTGATGAGTCACTCCGGTAGTAAATAAATTTCGTAACCAATAACAAGATGCCTCAGCAGTATTACAGCACTCAGGGTGTCACCTTGGAACAAGCGGTTTGGCAGGGGCCAGCAACCATCACAATGGTTGACGTTGCAGACGCAGAATCCGCCCTTCGCCCAGTTGACACACTCGCGTGGAAAAAACCATACACAGAACAACCATACGACTTCCCCAACTCCTATGTCAACATACCACTCAGAGTCCTCACATGGGACCCAATTAGCACATACTCAATAGACCAAAACAGCAGATTTGTCCAGAGATATATTAAGAAATAAAATACTTATTAAATGTAAAGGGATGGATCCTATTGCAATAGCGGCCGTCGTTGGTTTGGTGTTTGCTGGAAAGCGTCTGAGCGACAACTCAGATGACGATTCAACAACCACGGAATCCAGAAAACCAGTTCCCATAGTTACCCGCCGCGACACGGACCTGATGGCTCACCCAGGTGACCACTGGGCCGACTACCAGGATGTGAAGATTATGACCCCAGACCTCGGTCGCCGTGTTGGTGACTTTCGTTTGACCCCTAAAAACGAGGTGAGATCTCTCCAGGAAAGGACCAGAACAAACACACGTTTCCCATACGGCCAGCCAGTATACGACTTGTACGGCCGTGAGAACATCACGAATAAGATGAATAATTTGCCACCAGTTGAGCGTTTGAATGTCGGTCCCGGTTTGGGTGTGAGCCCCGAGGTGGCTGCAACCGGCGGTTTCCAGCAGTTTTTCCGTGTTTTGCCCAACAACATAAACGAGGAGCGTCTCACGACTCTTCCCGGCGGCGAGGGTCCTCCCAACCCTGTTGTGAAGAATGGAGGTGCAGGCGGAATGGGAGATGTGACCCACCTCGCCAAGGCGTCAAAGGCATGGAGCAGAAACCCGGCACAAAACAGCGGTCAAGGCCAAGGCGGCGCCCTCCGCGGGTTCGAGGGGAGACCCGACCAAATCAGAACGAGACGCACAACAATCAGACAGGAGACTGGGTTCCGCGGGGACACCCTCG